TAATGATGTACGGCCTGTTTTCTCCGTAAACGACAATCTGAACGTTCTCTTTTTCTTCTGAAGAACAAGGGACTCCATCGAAATAATCATCAACAGATGATTCAAACAAGGTTTTAATACAATCTACTTTTCCATTGTTTACCTTAGCTACATAGGAATACCCTTTGTCACCTAATGGGTAAACTTTTGTTTGTTCGCACTCTGATAAATTCTGATCGATAACTTTTAATAATAAATTCATAATGTATAATATATAATTTCCCCTACTCGTTAGCTTTTCGGGTTCCGCTTTTTATTGTGATATTCCTGTTTCAATTCTTTAGTCTCCGATTTTACTTTAGTTTCTTCAGCAACACCAACACGAACTAAGTAACCGCCACGTTCAGGTGTGACTTCAATCGTATCACCTGCAGTATGATCCAAATGATCTTTTAATAGTTTGATTTTCATAGTAATGAATTTTATTATTTCAAAGATACTAAAAATATTGTTTGCGTATTTAAAAAATGTTTTTGTATATTTGTCTTCTCATATTGAAAGAAATATTACTTGTCAGAAGTCGGAAGCTAATAAGTAAAAAACACAAACAAGACTCTTTAGAACTGCCGACTCAGTTTTATTGGGTCTTTTTTAATTTATATATTATGGAACAAATAATCTATTTAATCGGGTGTGCATTTATAGGGTTCTGTATTGGAACAACACTAGTTAATTATTATCATACATTTAAAAACAAATAAAATTATGGAACCAGAAATTATAGGCTGTATATCAGCAGGATTTGAAGAGAAAGACGGTAAATATACTGCACATGAAACGTTGCAGAAGCACGTTTATTTCGTGAACGACATGAGTATCGAACGAACTAAAAGAAAGTTCATAGAACGATTCTTACGACGTTTACCGATTGAAGAGGTAGAAAAGTTAGTCGGGTTCAAAATGGAAGATGTTGAATTGGAAGGACAATATACTGAGGGGAGTAAGTTTAGTGTTGAATTAAAAACACAAGCGCAAAAGAAACAAGATGATGATGATTGGGATTACTACTTATCAACAACAGGTTCTGTAGAATAAAAAAAGCCACTCGTTATTGAGTGGCTTTTTTGTATTAACTAAAAAACAGAATTATGCTTGTGCAGTAGTTCCCTTGATGAAGTAAGTCGATCCGTACACTGGTAAAGCGTAGTTTCCTTCAATGCGAACAGTAACTTTATTCTCACGAACGTTTGTTCCGTCCTGATCGAAGAACTCAATTCTCATTGATTCCTGAGTCAATAACTGCGCTCCTTCTCTATCTCCTACGATATAATCAGGTGCAGTCAATGCAGTTGTAGCATATGCAGGAATGCCTAAGAAAGATAAACGACCATTTACGATTGTTACACCTTGTGGTAAATCATACTCGCCAGATCCTGATGCCTTATTCAAAAAGAAAGAATAGTAAGCAGAAGGACGTAAAGCAATAAAGTTTGCGTCACGGTCAAATGAATCTTCTAATCTTGAAACATCAAGAATGATTTTCTCAACCAAAGGAAGTGAAATAGTAGCCGTAGAAGCCGTAAAGTTTCCTGTTACTAAAATACCTTTTAAGTTTGGAGTTGTTCCATTACCGTAAAGGATTTGAGCATCAAGAACTTTTCTAAACAATTCAGGTAGTTTTCTTTGTAAGTAAGAAACAAATCCCGGAATATTAGACATTGCTTTACGAGTTACACGAATCCACCCTGCAATAGTTTCTACCTGTACAGTAGCTTCTTCAAGATCTAAATCGAATTGTGGTTTAGTTGCTCCCTCAGCAGTTGGTGCAATTGCTCCCTCTCCTGTTCCGTTCTCACGCATGAAAGTGAATGAGTTACCTGGACCAATTGTGCCACCTGGCAAAATCTCATCCATGTGAACTTTACGGGTAGTGATACCTTGAATTTCAGGGCTAAAAACTTGTCCGTATCTGTTGCCTCCTGTAACATTTGCAGTAGTGAAATCGCCAACGGCTTTGATGTCTAAAGAAACGCTTTTTACATTGTTTTTCTTTCCTACGAAATCCTCAATAGCTTGAGTATTTGCAGTTACAGCTTTTGCAATTTCATCATTGAAGCTAACGTTTTCATTACCTTTAATTTCTTTTGCATTAACTTTTAAGTCAAGTTTATCGGCTTGATCTTGGATAGCTTTAATATCAGCAACAAACTTAAGTTCCATTGCTTCCTTAACCTCTTTTAATTGAGTTTCAAAGCTTGTTTTTTGCGCTTCAGTTGCTGTATTGAATTTTACTTCAAACGCATCTATAGCTGATTTAACCTCAAGTGCAGATTTAGTTTCTAAACCTGTTTTGATGCTTTCTAATTCTTTTTTTAATAATTCGTCCATTATTTTAAATTTAATGATTGTGAAAATGATTTTAACGTCTCTAAAATAATCGGCTGTTCGTTCAAAGTGTCAGTTTCTGACGGCTCATTAGAAAGTGATTTTAATATTGTTTCAAACTGTCTTAGTCTTTCATCAGAATAATCCAGATTATATGCTTTTTGCACTAATTCCATAATCCCGTAATGAGATTTAATGCTTTTAATTCCTTGTACCGTACTTAGTTCGTTTGCGCCCCACGATGATAAAAATGAATATTCCATTAACTTATATTCGTTAATGATTGATTTGTTCTTAGCGTCTCTCTGAAGTACTTTATATCCAATTGATAGCTCAGCATTAAGATTGTTTTCATGCATCAATTTTACATCCGTGAACATGTCTTTGCCTAATGGCTTATTCATGTTAAACTGAGTAGTCGTAAGTAATCCGTAAGAATCCTTAGTGTCTATAATCAAAGGAACACCTATCATCATTGTAGGGTTATGATCTTTCAATACCCTTATACGTTTAAAGTTTTCTGATACTGTTTTTTCAAATGATCCAAACGCTGAAATATCCCCGTCAGAGTCTTTGAAGTTATAAGCGTTAGCATAAGCCGTAACAACTCCTTTTGTTTCGTCAAGTTCCTTTAAATCGTATGATAATTGTTTGAAATCCATTCTAATTACTTTTTAATATTAAATTTCCTTCTGCATCACGCTTAGGAACAAATGCAACCGTACATCTGCAATTAATAACTTCGTTTGCCGGAGCCGTTGTGTCGCCCGGATATTGCAATAAAGCACCTGATTGCATTATAAAAGGCTTATCTAAATCGGTAAATTGTCCGTTCTCGAACCTATGATCGTATCTTGTTCTATTGTCAATAACCGAAATCCATTCTTTTTGCAAAACTAAATCAGACATTTCAGCCGTTTTTATCGCACTGAAATTACTTGCACTAGTTGTTTCAGTTCTCGATATTCTTAACGACTGCCATTTATAAAACGTCTGGCTCTTTTCGATTAAAGACTGAATTGCATTTCGTAAATCAATTACAGTTCCATTTTCTCCTAAACTATTTTGTATTGATTTTATAATATCGCCAATCAATGTATCGTGAACAGAAGCAATCTTAACACCTCCTTCATTAGACAAAAATAGTAAAATTTCCTTTAATAAAGTTTCATTAAACAAAACATTTGCCTTTTTTACCTTTTCTAAAGAATTATTTACTTTGTTTCCATAGTTTATGCCAATAGTTGTGTAAACTTCACGGAACATTTTATAAATATCTTGTTCTGATATGTTTGCGTTAATTAACACCTCATAATTTGATAATGTAGCATTGTTATACGGGATATTATTCAAAATCTTTGATATGTGATTCTGAACTATTCTATATGCTTTACGCTCATAGATACGTCTTTGTTTTTCCCATGATATCATAAATTTGCATCATTCATTACTCCATCGCTAACATCATCAATTCTTTTGCCATTTATCCAAACAACATCCATACCATCATCTGGCAATGTTTCGTATTTAAACACTGTTCTTTTCTCGTTTGGCGTTAATGGAATAAGGTTTAGTGCTTCAGCTTGCTTTTTCATGTCCTCCTGCATTTCTGGCAATTCCGTGACATCGAACTCGATCACACTATTCTCATAGCCTTTGAATAATGGTATAAATGACTTATTCCATGCGGATTGTAATAATACTAAATCAGGCTGTATGTCGTCTGTAATCAACTGCTTTCTCGCATCGTTGTTCGTGCTTCCTGCCAACGCTCCAGAAGTATCAGCGTTTAATAATTCATCCGGAAAATTAAGCACGTTACATATTGTTTTTTGATCCCAATCAAGATAATCAAAAGGCTTTAGTTCGTCTGTAGTTAAAGATATTCTTTGGAATCCAACCTCACCGCTTGCCCCTGCTAATTTACCCAATCTCCCTGGATCTTTATCCATTTCGACTAAACGCTCTTTCATTGAAGAAGCTTGTTCCGGTGTCCAAGGAGTGCCTTTGCCGTAAATAAACCCAAATGCGCCGGCAGACTGAAGAGTTTTAATATTTGTATCTATTGCTGAGTTTTGAGAATTAACGTTTCTGTTTCCTGCTCTTAATGGAGCGTGACCGTATAAATGAGATCCGTTCATGTCAAAGTTAGGATTCACATACTTAACGTGAACAACCTCGTCTGACATGAATTTAATAAACTGATTGCCTTCAATTAACATATAATAATCAATTGGGTTTTCATCTAATAATAAGTTTGCGTCTTTCTTTAGAACAATCTGCATTAAATGAGAAGGCAGTGCGTAAACCATTTTAGGAACATTCTTGTTTACCCCCTCTTTTGGTGCTACATGGTATTGATAAAAATTACCCGTAAGTTTCATGTAGGTTTTGTATAAACCTATAATATCTGACCATGTTTGGTTCGGATTTGGTTGATCTAATGGAAACGGCTTTTCTTCTGACTTGTAGGCTTTTAGTTGAAGTTTTGCACGTTTAATTTGATGTTGAAGCGTAAACAATCCTTTCGTAGCTAAATCTAATTGGCGTATCTTTTCGTATGATTGTTTGTTTTGTACTTGCTTTATAGAATATGGAACCGAAATAGTTTTAACGGTCTGTTTATTTATAACAGAAAATACAGTCGGGTTTTCATTATAACCCTTTTTCAAATAAGTTTTATTGTTATAATCGTACCTAACATAACCGTTACCCATCCATTGAAAAAATGCCTCGTTAAAGGTATTCTTTTCTTTGCCTTTGAACTTCTCCCAACCTACTTGTATAAAACTTTTCGCCATGTGTGTAAAATTAATAAAAAAAGTGTTAGAAAAAGAAAAATTCTTGTTTAAAGCAAAAATACATACGCATCATTAAAGCGTCAGAGTAATCAGGAGAACGTCCTATCGATTCCTTTACCTTCTCTTTAGATAGTAATTGAAGCTTACCGTCACTGTCTATTTTATCTCTTTTTACTTGTTCCAACTCTTTCGACATTTCGTCAATCATTGTTCCATCGGTGCAATTTACGAATATTTCTCCATTCTGTATCATTTCGGCTAACTTGAAATAACATTGCGTTTTAAGGTTCTGATATTGCACTATCTGATTTTCAACGGGTAAAGGCTTTGAGTTATTTACGAATCCTTTGCATCGAAGTATATCAACTACTCCACCACCTACACCGTCCTCGTCCGCAATAATGTTGGTTAATGGAACTTTCCATTTATTAGCAAGGTCTTTAATTGCTTGTGCTGTTTCGGTAATGCTTGATTTAGCTAACGTGTAAATCTCAACTACTCTGAAGCCTTGCCAAACATTTATAACCATCTTATCGCTACCAAAACGGGCAATATCAGCACTTATAAAAGCTTCACCAACTGGCACGAAATCATTAGTAAATATATTTTGTATTTTCTCATAATCAATAAGCTTGGCAGGATCATTATCGTACTCCCAATTGCCATAATACAAACGCTGTTTGCTGTTTTCGTCAAGAGATAGTAATGATTCTAAATAAGATTGTGGAAGGTGCGGGTTATCTTTTGGCAACGCCTGAATAAACTTTTTATCATTGTCTATCGTTCCGTTTTTGTCCTTCAAATAAAACTGAGCATAAACCCAGTTTTTTGATGGGTTACACGTTCCTAAAAGCTTTGGCGATATTCCTAATTCTTTTATCTTATAACGAATACGTGATTTAACAATTTGCCAAGCTTTATAAGTTACTTGGTTGCACTCGTCAATAAAAGCTCCTGTAATTTCTAATGATCCCAATGAATCGAAATTAGGATCGGAAGGATATAAATATAAATCTTTTAGCAATATTTCGCTTCCATTGTTCCAGTAAATTATACCTGACTGGGAATTGAAATTGAATTGATTTGATAGTTTAAGTTTTGATGTAAGCTCAAAAAAGGTGTTTAAAGTAGTTTCTTTTAATGCTTTCAGCTTTGATCTACCCATTAGCCATCGAGTACCTGGGTGTTTTTGCGATTGTTCAATAAGCCACAAAACCCCTAGTGCGGATTTACCACCACCTGCAGCTCCTCCGTAAATAAGCTCTTTAGTTTGGTTATCTTTTAGATAATAAACAGCGTGTTCTTGCTTAGGTATTAGATTCATCTGGTTTAGTTCCTGATCCTAATGAAATAACGTTTATTTGCTCTCCTTTTGTGGTATGGTCAATATGTTGCATAGACAAAGCTTTTCTTTCGTCCTCAGTAGCTATTAACTTATACAGCGCTAAAATTTCGGCTGCTTTATCTCCTTCTCCTAACTTTTTTCTAAGTTTTACTTTTGTATTTATTTTGTTATTGTCCAAAAGTTCTTTTATATCGTTCATTTCGTTCGAATCGACTTTAAAGAAATCATAAAAAGCAGTCTTTCCACAAGGCACAAAAGCGACAACATCCTCTATAAAATAAAGATTATTGTCGGTTATAGCCTGTTTAGCCTTCTCAAATATATCGTTTTTATCGTACGCCATAATACCCCAAAATTACATATTTAAATCGTAAAAACAAAAAACACGCTTTCCCATGAAAAAGTAATACTTTTATAGCTGTTAGCGAATAGTTATGT